AAATCCCGAGATAAGCACTCATTACGGCGAAATTGTTTTCATAGAAAACAGACAAGCAATTACAAGATCAGAAGATCAAGTAGAAACAATAAAAGCATTAGTAAATTTTTAGGAAAAAATAATGTCTCTTAACTTAAATTCAGCTCCATATTATGACGATTTTGACGCTAATAAGAACTATCAAAGAGTTCTTTTCAAGCCAGGTGTTGCTGTTCAAGCAAGAGAGCTTACACAACTTCAAACTATCCTATCAGATCAATTAGGACAACTGAGCAGTTATACTCTTAAAGACGGTGCTATTATTAGTGGCTGCGAAGAAAGAATAAGCTCTGTTCGTTATATAAAAATTACTGATAGCCATGCAGACGGTGCTCCTATTTCAAATAGTGACCTGTCTGACTATGTTGGTGCTACTATTACTGGTGGCACAACAGGACTTAAAGCTCAGATTATTGATGTCCGCAAGGGAACAACTAATGTAGGCGATTCTCCTAATACTAAGACTCTTTATATAAACTATAATGATCGTGCAGGAAGTAGTGTTAAAGTTTTTTCTATCGGAGAAACACTGACTGTTAGTTCTTCTGATAAAGTAGATTCTGAAGGTAATACTTTAAATGGTAAAGCATTCGTTGTATTTGACTCTGCTCTTGCTGCTCCTGGTTCAAAAGAGAGATATGAAGGATCGGCGCCTAAAATAGAATTGAGTCCTGGCATTATATATGCTAGAGGAAATTTTATAAAAACTACTGCGCTTGCTACATACATTGACCCGTTTATCATCAACGCAGATAAAAATATTGGTTTTTTTGTAACAGAAAATGTAATACAGGCATCTGATGACACAACTTTGCGAGACCCTGCGAGTGGATCATACAACGAAAATGCTCCTGGAGCAGATAGATTACAACTTAAGGCGTCTTTGCGCTCTTATGATTATGCAGAGCTAGTAAACGGAAAAGTAGAATCAGTAGTACCAGAAAATTTTTATCAATATGCAACCTGGCGTAACGGTTCTATTGTAAGAAGTAAAATTAAAACAAATCCTTTAGCTGGCGTGGGCGATGCTATTGCTAGAACCGCTCATAATGCAAACGGAAATTATAACATAACTGGTCTTCAAACTGTTATTCACGAACACCTGAATGATGGAAATAACGGCGGCTTTTATAGTGCTGCTCAGGGAGGCGATAACTCTAAATTTGTTTTTGGTATAACTCCAGGATCAGCAAATGTTGGCGGCTACATTGTAAAACAAGAAAATAAAGAATGGCCGATCATAGTAGATAAACCTACCTCTACCGTAACAGAAACATCAGTTGCTCAATCAACTTCATACGGTAACTATACATTAGTGAATGAATTTTGCGGTGTGTGGGATGTTGACGGCGGAAGCACAGTTGATTTATATAATGCGCCATACGATGCTGTCAGTGGAACAACATTCTCTGGTACTACTATCGATGAAACAAAAATAGGCACTGCAAAGGTAAGATTTTTATCTTTAGATTCTGGTACAGCTGGAACCGCATCCGCAGAATATCGCCTATATCTTTACGATATCAAGATGTCATCTGGAACATTTAAACAAGTCAAGAGCATCGTACATGAAAATACTTTAGCAAATGGCGTAGCAGATACTGTTTTAAGTTCAGCAGGCGATGCTGTTATTCAAGAAGGAAATTATAATAGACTAGTATGGGAGCTTCCATACCCTAGCATGAAAACACTCAAAGCTGATACTGGGGGTGTTTTTGATTTTGATTACAAGTACATTGACGAATTTGATGCCAGCATTGACGGGTCAACTGGAGCAGTATCTCTTACTTCTAGTTCATCGCAACAAACTTTTTTCTTCGGGAATGGTCCGGTATCTGGAACCATTCTAACGAATAATGTGCAGTTACTAGCAGTTGAGACGTTCACAGTAAATTCAACTACCTATGCGGCAGGCGAGTATGTGGATCTCACTGATTCAAACATAACTGTTACACAAACTTCTGAAACTGAAATGTCTATTGCATTCGGCGAAGCGCCTAGTGCTGGCGGCGGCGCTGCTGTCAGAGTGTATGTAAATATGCAATACTCTAATGGCTCCTCTGCTCCTATTTCAAAAACTCTGCAAGCGGATAAAGTAGTTAGAATCGATACTCAGACAAACCCAGACTCTAGTAGTGGTTGGTATTCTTTGGGCGTGGCAGACCTTCTAAAAATTAAATCTATCAAAGCATCAACTGATTCTGGGTATACTACCAATGCTATCAATGTCACAGATGATTTTGTGATAGACAACGGGCAACGAGACAATTATTATGGTCTTGCCAAAATCAAACAAAAATCAAACAGCACGTTAGACCTTTCTTCATATAGATACTTAACTGTTGTTATGGACTTCTTGACTAGTTCAGAAAGCGCTGGTCCGAGATTTGCGTGTGTTGATTCATACCCATCTAGCTTAGGATTACAAGAAATTCCTTTGTATTCTCCTAGAGCAGGAAAAATTCTTGATCTTAGAAACTGTATTGATTTCAGACCATATGTTGTAAATACCGCTGTCATTACAAGCACTGAGGCGTCTGCAACAGTAAATCCTAGTATAGAAGAAGAAATCTATAGACCTGGTGGTGATGACGCTACTGGCGGCTTGACTAATCCAGTGCCAACAACTACTTTTAATACTGATTTAGAATATTATTTGGCGCAAGCGTTCAAAGTTATTATAACACCTGACGGAGAATTCAGGGTACTTACTTCACAGGAAACTAATTTTCCTAAGTTCCCCGAAGCACCGGTAAACTCTCTTACTATTGCCAAAGGGATTATACCTCCTTTCCCTAGTTTGTCTCCTAAAGCTGCTAATTACTATAAGAGAGCAGACTTAAAAGTATATCTAGAACAAGTACGAACTAAAAGATATACTATGAAAGATATTGGCGGCTTAGAAGAAAGAATCTCTAATTTAGAGTATTACACTTCACTGAGTTTATTAGAAAATGAAGCTAAATCAGCACAGATATTAGACACTGATGGTGTAGACAGATTTAAAAACGGCTTGATGATAGACGCTTTTAATACATACGGTGTCATGGCAGTAGGGCACGATGATAACAAATGTTCTCTAGACTTAAAGAAACAGCAGCTAAGAGCAAGTTTTGATTCTAGCATTGTTGGATTTAAACCTATTGCAGCAGGAACTACTGCTGGACAATCAGCAGATGTTTTTCACATTCCTTATGTAGAAGCAGTCTATACAAAACAACTTCAGGCTAGTAAATCTAGGAATGTTGTTACTGAGTTGTTATATGCAGATCCAGAAACAACAAATCCTACTACAGCAGATGACCCTGCAGATCCTATTGTTCCTACACCAGATTCAGACCCAGTTACTCCTCACAAGCCACCCAGACCAACAGAAGTAGATTACTACTTAGTTAGGTCTGCAACGTCTGTAGCAGAAGGACAATCAGTAACAATTTCTTTAGAAGTTAGAAATTTAGAAGAAGCTGAAGGGCAAACAGTTGCGTATGAAATAACCGGATCGAGTATAACAGCGGCGAGTCTTGGTCTTTCTTCTCTAACTGGCAACTTTACATTAGATGCGACAGGAGATTCTTCATTAACATTAAATGTAGCTTCTGACGCAGTATCAGAAGACGAAATTATAACTTTGACCCTGAAGGATTCAGGCGGAAGTGATTTAACAGTTAATGGTTCTGTAATTTCAGCCTCGGTTACTATTTCTGATGTAGCTCCTCCTCCACCGCCGCCAGTATTGGGTCCTTATGGCGGTGTTTTAAATCTTGTTCCTAGTGAAGATTCTTGGTTTGATGACTCTTATGCAGAGCCCGCTTATCAAAATAAAGAAGGCTCATGGGACAACTTAGAAATCCAAGGAGATTGGAGAGAGACTTGGGGGTCGTGGGAGCTAGTGTCTGAAGACATTATAGAAGCTACTACAGAAATCACCCAAGACGAAATAGGAATGCCTGCTAAAGGTTATTCTGGAACCCTTAGTCCGACTGTTGATTATGAAACCAAAGCAGAGGGCAGCGGTTACTGGGAAACTGAAATATTTACGTGGACTGGCCGCAGACAACTCTATGATGTAACTACTACTATCGCAGGGCAGAATACACAAACTTGGGAAAGAAATGGCTCAAGAATATTTTACGGTAGAATTCCTGATGAAATTACAGAGTCAATTGGTGATTCTGTAATAAATTCAGAAGTCGCTGCGTTTGTTAGACCGATTACAATCAACGGTCAAGTTTCAGCTCTCATGCCAAATGCTCAGCATAATATTGTCATGGGCGGAATACTCAAAGGAACTTTAACTACAAATGCAGCTGGCCGTGCTAACTTTAGTATCAGTGTAAATAAAGGCGAATTCCGTACAGGTAATATCTTAGTAGAGGTTGCTGACTCTAATAAGGGAGACGATGTAGAATCGTATGCATCTTCTCTTTTCAGTGCAAACGGAACTAAAAGAACGCTACAGACTACATATGTGACTACTAAGTGGTCACAGCCCCCCGTTGGTGCTATTCCTTTACAAGAAACTAAAGAAGTTATTCTTCCAGTGGGCGAAGACAGTAGAACGATGACTAAGAAAGGCGATGTTATCATCAATACTGTTACAGAAACAGGGGATAGGACTTGGGTCCCGGTAGACGATATTCTAGTTTCTTCTGGGTGTGCAATTGATCCTCCAGGTGAAAAGGTATTTACTTTTCAAAGATATGACGGGTCTACATATGATGAGTATGTAACAGCCGCTGAGTGTGGACCTGCAGATGATGTTATCACTATCTCTCCAGTGGGTAAAACATTGGATACATCTACAAATACTATTGTAGATGACGATGTTATAGTAACTGAAGTTAGTATATTTGACACTGTTGTAAATACTAACTCTAATGGCGGAGATAAAGTACTTACAGTCACTCTTTCTAACGGCGCTGAATTGGTTGCGGACGGATTAGACGAACATGATTTTGTTCCAGGAGTCACAACAACTGAAGGCCGTTATGCGATGGCGTATGAGACTGCCGGTATTCAAATCGGTGCAGATGCCTCGCCATATTCAGTAGAAATTAATGATGTAACATCAGATACGAATCTTGCATCTAAAATTGCTACTGCAACTGCTTTTGATAAGGTTCCAGCTTTTAAGTTGAACCTAATGGAGCAGTTTAACAATATTTGTCTGTTTGATGATCCTCTTGCACAGACTTTCTTTGTGACTGGTATGCCTGGAGGTATGTTTGTCCCTTCGGTTGACATATTCTTCAAGACTATCTCTAATGAATCAAACAACAACGGCATCACATTAGAAATTCGTGAAGTAGTTAATGGATATCCTAGCACTACTGTAGTTCCTAATGGTAGAGTTCATCTTAGAAGAAGTGATATTTTTGCTTCTGGAATAGAGAGCGATGGTAGTGTTAAGTTTAATTCTACTAAGTTTAGATTTCAGAATTTAGTACATCTACATAACGATACTGAATACTGTGTTGTTCTTAGACCAGAAGCAAACGACCCCGGTTACGAGGTTTGGGTTGGAGAGTTAGGACAAATTCAAAAGAATACTACTAACAGAATTACCAAACAAGCACATGGCGGCGTCTTATTTACTTCTGCTAATAACAGAACTTGGACAGAAAGACAGTCTGAAGACTTGATGTTTATGGTAAACAGGTGTAAGTTTGAAACAAACACTGACTATATTTTAAACATGACAAACAAAAATACAGATTGGATTGTGTTTGATGATACTACTTGGGACAACACTGACATTTCTGCTGAAGGAGAAGATGCTAGAATGAATTCTCCAAAGTTTGATGCTCAAGATTTTGTTCATGGCTTCAAAATAACTTTAGACACAGCTGGCTCTGGTTATACAGACGGCACATATGATCTCGTATTTACAAATACTGGAACAAATGGAAATAATGCAGCTGGTACTTATGTAGTGTCTGGTGGAGTTGTAACTACTATAACTCTAACAAATCCCGGCAATGGATATACATCAGCTCCAACAGTTGCACTTTCAAATGGATCAGCAGACACAGAAGCAACTGCTACCTTGACGTTTAACCGAGCAAAAGTGAAATATTTTGATTATCCTTATAGAACATATGAACTAGAGGTATCTTCAGGCTCTTTCGCTGCAGGAGATTTAGTAGGCAATGGAACGACCTTCGTTGAGATTGCTAGTATTAATAACAGAGTAGTAGACGCACATGTTCTGAAATGTTCAACTGCCAACGCAGGCGAATTCGGTAGTATCAAGAAAGAAATTTCTCTTACTAGCACAGGAGCAGCGTCTGCTAATACTACTTACAGTATAGTTGATACTAATTCTACAGTTGAGCTTAAAGAAGAAAAAACAATCTATAGTTATTCAAATGAAGTTGCTAACTATTCTTCTAACAAAACTGCTAAACTTAAATTTACTATAAGTACTCCTTACAATAACTTGTCTCCTATCATAGATATTGCAAGTATTGATATGGGTGTGTACAAGAATAAAATTAACAACGTCTCAAATGAAGAAGTTAGATTCGGCGGTGATGCTGATGCTAAGTATATCTCAAGGCAGGTAGTTCTCGCTGACAAACAAGATGCCGAAGATATGCGAGTATTCTTAGACAATGCTATACCGTCAGGAGCTTCAGTAGAAGTATACGGCAAGTTTAGAAGTTTAGAAGATGATGGCGAGTTCGCAAATGATATCTTCTGGAAAAAACTAGAAGTAGAAACTTCGCCCACCGTTGCGTTTGAAAAATTCGGTCAATATGTTTATAAGATTCCTGCTAAAGGATCTTCAACTGCAGGCACAAATTCTCAAGGTGTTTTTGAATACGATGTTACTAGGATAGATAGCGTCGCAGTATCCGCAGGAGGTTCTGGTTATTCCGATACTCCTCCTAAAGTTACAATAACACATACCGGCAATGGTTATGGTGCTGTAGCAGAAGCTATTGTTGTTGGTGGAGTAGTCACAGGAATTAAAATTATTAATCCTGGTAGAGGCTATGAAGGCGGCACAGTAAGTGCAACCATTTCGGGCGGTAGTGGAACTGGAGCTTCAGCTGGATCAGTAACAACAGCCCCGGTTACGTTTAAAACATATAAAGACTTTGCTATTAAAATAGTACACTTGTCAGACAATACAGCAAGAATACCTAAAACAGCAGGCTTGCGAGCATACGCATTACAGGTGTAAAATGGATATAAATAAGTTTGTTCAGATAAAAGAGTCACCAACCCTGTACAGAGATGTACATTCTAAGGGGTTGGTGAACACTGATAATAGGTCTTTAGAAGAGTATAAGGCTGCTCGCAAAAAAAGACAAGAAAGTAGAAATTCAATTATTCAATATGAGAATGATATAAATAACTTAAAGAATGAAGTTTCTGAGATAAAAGATTCGCTAAAGCTGATTCTTGACAGACTTACGTTAAAGGACAAATAAGTGGCAACATTAACTTTAAGGTCTACTAAAGGTAGCCCGTTGACCAACACCGAGGTTGACGGCAACTTTACTAACCTAAACAACGACAAGTATGAGTCTGGAGATGATATAGTCTCAGATGATTTGTCATCAACTGGCGAACTTACTTTAAGTGCTACTGTTGCAGTAACCGCAGCCGGAACAGATCAAGCCGGTGCAACTTCTTTAACAAAGACATACAACATTGTAACTACTGCGTCTGCTGATCAGGGCGTAGTTTTGCCAGGTGCAGCGACAGGCAAAGCTGCAAAAGTAATAAACGCAACATCAGTAAACATTAAAGTATATCCAGCATCATCAGAAGCAATAGATTCTCTAGGAACAAATGTAGCTAAGAACTTAGCACCCGGTGCCAGTTTGGACTTAGTATGTGCATCAGGCACTCTTTGGAAATCTCTGTTGCCTGTTGTTGTATTTGACTCCTCTGGCACTCAATTAAATTAGGAATAAAAAATGCAACCGTTACGAATTAAAGCCTCATCGACTCCTCCAAGTTCTAGTAACTTTCAGGGCTTACAGGAAATGTCTGATGCGGAGATTAATCAGTATCTATCATATGTAATAACAAATAAGTTTGCAACTGATACTGACGGTACAGGCACAGCAGAACTCAATGTAGACACAGCAAATGCTTTGACTGGTACAAGTATTGGCACCTGGACAAACACTATTCGTGATGATGCAATCGGTACTCACCCGACTGACGGTGCTACTACTGACACTACTTACTATTTTAAGCAAGTAACAGCAGCAGCTACAGAAAGCATCACTAATCGTCCTGTAGGCTACGACTCAGCAATCAAAGAATATTCTGATGCTGCTCTAGACACAGATGTATTAGACAAAGTTATCGAAGACATGGTAACTGGAACTGGCTACACTGTAGGTCAATATTCTCTTGCTGCAACAGCACCCACAGGTGGTACATGGACTTCTCGTTACACTATCACAGACAGCAATCAAGGCGGTTCTACTAGTCTATATCTGTGGCAAAAAACTGCTCCATCTACATCAGCAAATGCTGACTTAACGTCTCTAAAACTAGACGGCACTAATGTTAAGATGATGTCTGCGGCTGAAATTGAACAAATGGTTCCTAATTTCAGAAATCGTATTATTGATTCAGGTATAGGCACATATAAGTTACAGACTTCAACTCCAGGTACCGGTACTTGGGTTCAAATGGGCGACTCGCTCACTGATACTCGTCAAGAAGTAGCTTCAGAAAACTATGCAGGAACGTATACTGGCAATTTTAGTGGTAACTATGCAGGAAACTATGCAGGCGGATATGCCGGAGCTAAAACATATTCGGGAGCATATGCTGGTGACTATGCAGGCAACTATGTTGGTTCATATGTTGGTGCTAAGACATATTCTGGTTCTTACACTGGTTCGTTCTCTGGCGACTATGCAGGCAACTATGTAGGTACTTCAGCATACGCAGGCGCATACTCTGGAACATATGCTAGAACTGAAGGATATACGATTTTCTATTCAGGATTTGCTGGTGGTACTAACTACTACACTGGATACTATACGGGCTTCTATACTGGTTTCTACACTGGTGCGAAGACATATACTGGTACTTACACTGGCGCATATAACAGAAACTTTACTGGTAACTATGTAGGTACTTCAGCATACTCTGGCACTTACTCTGGTACATATACTGGTTATTATACAGGTAACTATGTAGGAACTTCTACTTACACTGGTACATATTCAGGTACATATACTGGATATTACTCAAATAACTTTACAGGAACATATGCAGGCGATACAATTCAAAGCACGACTGAAGTTGTATCAACTGTAAAACTCTGGTTGAGAACAGCATAAAAAATTGACTATATAGTATTGAAGTTTTATTATTTGGAGTTATATTATGACCGATCTAGCAGTTTCTTTGGACACCTCTGTTACACAAGTGTCCGAAGAAATTACCCCTAAAAAGAAATATCTCAATCCTTATTGGTCTAATAAGGACAATCGTCACCTCATCGTAACAATAGAGCAGCCTAACGGTCAGCATAGTTTGGCATCTATCATGGATCCTGATGGTACAAATCCTGATATGAAAGCAGTGTTAGAGCAATACACTGAAGAAGATATTGATGCTAACACACAGGAAGGACTAGACAGACGCAACGAGAACATCAAGCGCCAAATGGAAAGACGAGAATCACAACAGGCACGAGCAAAGCAAGAAGCTCTGTTTAACTGTAAGCTAGAAGCGTTTGAAGTAGAAGGAATTAAAAACTCTAAGAATACTGAACTAAAGCGAATGATTCGTAAGTCAAAGTCTATTATGGAAGTCCAGGCATACGCTACCATTTTGTTGATGAAGGAACTAGAGAATGACGCAACAGACTAAAGGGTTTGTTATTGTTGCTTCTGTCAGAAAAGGGTTTTATCGTTACGCAAAAGTACTAGCAGAATCAGTACGAGACTTTTATCCAGAAGCAAATATCACCTTCTTCACACACGAAGAATGGGTCGAGCCTGAAGACTATACACTGTTTGATAACATTGTAACTGAAGGCATACCTCGTCACATTCGTGCTAAACTGTGGGCGCTCAACAAAACTCCTTACGATATTACTTGTTATCTTGATGCTGATATGATGTGTGAGCATGAAGATATTCAGAATGTCTGGGACGAGCTGCCTGATGATATGGACATTGTGTTCACAAAGAATCGTCCTTACAATGCTAAACTGACGAAGTTAGCAGAAGGCGAAGAGATGACTTGTCATTGCGGATTCTTTATATATAGAAAGAACGAAGCGACAATGGATCTCATGGGCGCATGGTACACTGAGTATTTAGCACAGTGGGAACCCGATTACGACATGCAACACTATCCCGAAGATGCTCGTAAGTGGGATACATTTACGATGTGGAGGCTGTTGACTTACGGCGAGCAGGGAGTCAAATGGGGATACATCAAAGAGCCAGATGCTCGTTGGAACTTTGTGAATGGTTATCACTTCGAAGAACTTCAAGGCACCGATATTGTTTTATATCATCATACAATACCTCAGGACAAGTTAGACTAAATGAAACTAGTTGACATAAAAAACGAAGACATTCTAAAGATTATCACTGACTACAGTGATTGGTTCTTTGAGCAAGACTTGACAGAGCTAAACAAAATAGCCCATCACGAAGGCCGCCATCAAGGCTATACTCTGCCAAAAGGTTGTAGTCTACAACACTTAGAAGAAGTAGTGTCTAAAGATGGCGAACATATTGGTTATCCTGAGAAAACTATCTCAGTAGACATTGCGTCTGAAGAGAGAGTGTCATCTGAACATAAGAAAAAATGCATGAACATGGCAACAGAGCTGTGTTCATACTTGGGTGCTCGCAATCAAGCAGTCAATGTTTATTATCCTCCCGGCGGCTTTATGGGATGGCATAATAATTGGAATGCTTCTGGTTACAATATTCTACTGTCTTACTCTAAAGAAGGGAATGGATTCTTTCGTTACAGAGACCCAATCACTAAAAAAGTAGTGAACATGAAAGACAGTCCAGGATGGACTTGTAAAGTAGGATACTTTGGCAAAGGCAGAGAACCCGACAAAGTAGTCTATCACTGTGCCGGGTCTCATGAGTCTCGTCTTACTTTGGGTTTTGTTGTGCCACATCTAGAGATATGGCAAGACATGATTGAAGATATATCAGGCGAAGACGCTACTTCTTTCCAATAGCCATAAATCGGTCAAACTCATTTAAACCGTCAAATGTCCAATATTTTTGTTTGATATTTCCTTCATAGAGCACTTCTTTAATACCTGTATTTTCTAAGTGTTCTTCTGCGCTGTTTACGCAGTTTATGCCATACATTTCTTTAATCACGTTAGAGTTTTGAATAGCGAAAATACAATCAGAATTTGAAGTAGTGAGTTCTTTTAAAGGATACATTGTTTCTGCACACATAGATATGACCACATCAGAATGCATCGCATTTATGTCATGAAAAGCAAATGGTACATCCCAGTTGATGTGATTCAAATCAACTCCCTGCTCTCTGTAATATCTGTTAAAAACTTTAGATAATTCTAGCGCATCATTATCAATATCAATCAGATTTATTTTTCCTACATTCAAATTTTCACACAACAAAGGAACTAAAGGAAATCCTAGCCAAGAATTTAATACAGTAATAGTTATTTTTTTATTGTCTAAATATTCATCTAATTTTTCCACAAGCCAGATAGCAGCTTCCATTGAATTCGGATTCAAAGACTTTCTAAAATCTTCTTGCTTGTAAGGCATTTCATGATTAATTTTATCTAAACCATCACCCCAATTTTTATAGTTATTTAAAAAATTATAACTTAACATCTTCAGGTCGCTCCATAGAATCATATAAACAAATAAGGGGGTCTTCTCTAAAAGTCTGTTTTCTCACATCAGTGGGCCACATGTAACCGTTGTTGTAACTGTAAACCCAACCGTCTGGAAAATAGTCTATATTCAGTAGGCGGTCTCCTTGATGTGCAAAAAGATTATCTAGTCCCCTGTAATAAAAAAACATTTGAGAAGGATAGTCTTTCACAAATTTTGTAATCTTGTCAATATTTAGTCTGTCATTCCAACGAAGTACGCTAGAATTCAAATCAGTATATGCCCAAGGAATATCTACAACATCCGTTTTCATCTTTCTCATATTGTGCCAACTTGTTCTAATAAAAACAAGATTGTCATCACACGGATAGTCTACTATACAATCTATATCTTTCTGTATAACTACATCTAAATCAAAAAATATTTTCTCACCTTTCTGCTCGACTACCGTTCTATCAAAAAGATGTAGTTTGTTCCACCATTTCTCGTAATAGTTTCCTTCTGGAAAAGGTATTACAAGTATGTCTGGATTTAAGTCATGTGGAAGTTCTGTCAAACAATAGAAATCGAAATCTTCTTTGATATACTTCTTACACTGCTCGTGTATCTTGTTCACATGTTCAGGACCATATTTCTGACCCCATTTAACTGTATAAATGTTAATCATCGCCAATGTTCCAATAAATTAGGATCTGCTAAGTCATCTTGTTTAGTGTTGCCTCTACTCTTATCTTCAAAAGGCAACAAGTCAATATTAAATACACACAATATAGGCTCTTCTCTATATGTATCTACTGCCAAATCATCTTCGTCCCAAGAACGACCACGATTGTATGAATATGCCATCCAACTAGGAAAGTGTCCCCATAGCTTTGCTTCACTGAAATCTCCCCAACGCCAACTGTGATAGTTGTCAGTGCCGTCAGTGAAGGTGAACCAAATCTGTTCTTGATGCTTCAACACATCTTTCCAAATCACTTCGCACTGATCGTCACTCCAGACTTGACAGCTTCCGTTTGTGTAAGCTCCATGAGATAATTTAAATTGTCGAGTAGTCATAGGGCGAGGGTCTTGCCAATGACTACGAAGTTTAGTCGGTCTATCTAAATCGTATGTAATGATAGGCTCCATATCATTCTGTATAATAACATCGAGATCCAAGAAAACGAAACGACCAGTAGGTTTATCATCAGCAAAATTATGAGTGTTGAACACAAAAGTCTTAGGGCGGTCCCAACAACGAGCCATGCCATATTTAAAATTATCAGAACCAAACCAATACTTAGGATGAATGCTGTCAATGTCAGGGAAGTCAATTACTTTAATCTCCTCGTCTAG